AGCCGGGTGGGGCTATCGTCATTGTAATGACGCGGTGGAGTTTGCGTGACCTGACCGCTAAAGTTATAAAAGCGTCCGCGCAGCGCGGGGGAGATGAGTGGGAAGTTATTGAGTTCCCTGCCATCATGCCGTCTGGTAACCCCATGTGGCCTGAGTTCTGGCCCAAGGATCAGTTGGAAGCGTTGCAGTTGGAGCTGCCCAACGCCAAGTGGATGGCGCAGTACCAGCAGAATCCCACGTCGGAAACTTCGGCTATTGTTAAGCGGGAGTGGTGGAAGATTTGGGAAGAGGAAGAGCCGCCACCGTGTGATTATATACTGATGTCATGGGACACGGCGTTTGAAAAGACTAACAGGGCTGACTACTCAGCATGCACAACATGGGGTGTGTTCTACCACGACAACGAGGTGGGTGATCCACAGGCAAACATCATACTGCTGAACGCGTTTAGGGAGCGGATGGAGTTCCCGAAGTTGAAGAGGGTAGCAATAGAACAGTATGACGAGTGGCAACCAGACGCGTTAATAGTGGAGAAAAAGGCATCGGGAGCACCACTGATATACGAGATGCGGGCAATAGGCATACCCGTGCAAGAGTACACTCCCACACGGGGCAACGACAAGATAACGCGGCTTAATTCTGTGTCTGACTTGTTTGCTTCTGGTATGGTGTGGGTGCCCAACAAACATTGGGCGGAAGAGGTTATGGAAGAAGTAGCTAGTTTTCCCGCAGGGGAACACGACGACTACGTGGATTCTACTTCTATGGCCCTGATGAGGTTCCGCAAAGGTGGATTTATACGGCTACCTTCCGATCAAGAAGATGAGGTTCCACAGTTTAAGCAGCGTAGAGGCGGGTACTACTAATGGCTATTGAGAAGAGTTTGTTTGCAGCCCCACTGGGTGAAAGTGTTGATATGGTGGAGGCTATAGAGATTGAGATAGAACCAGAGATTGTATCTCTGGAAGACGGCAGTGTGGAGATAACGCTTATTCCTGACACAGTAGACATGGATATGGCGAACACACCGTTTGATGCAAACCTTGCAGAATATATGGACGACGGCCAACTAAATGAGCTGTCTGGGGAGTTAGTAGGTTTAGTAGATAGCGACATACAAGCTCGACGTGATTGGGCTGAGACATATGTAAAAGGTTTAGAAGTTCTAGGGTTTAGTTACGAAGACAGAACTGAGCCGTGGGAAAACGCCTGTGGTGTATACAGCACAGTACTAGCGGAAGCAGCTATCCGTTTTCAAGCGGAAGCTATGAGCGAGACGTTCCCCGCTGCTGGGCCTGTTAAGACTAAGATTCTAGGTGAAATAACACGCGAGAAGGAAGACGCAGCCCTTCGTGTTAAGACGGATATGAACTACGAGCTTACGGACGTGATGGTGGAGTACAGGCCAGAGCACGAGCGTATGCTCTACAGCCTAGGATTAGCCGGTTCAGCCTTTAAAAAAGTTTACTTTGATCCAAGCCTAGATAGGCAAATTGCTGTTTACATACCCGCCGAGGATATGATTGTCCCGTATGGCGCATCAACCTTAGAGCAAGCCGAGCGTGTTACGCACATTATGCGTAAGACCAAGAACGAAATGGTTAAGCTACAGGCTGCTGGATTTTATCGAGAGGTAGAGCTGGGCGATCCTGTTTCATTCACCTCAGACATTGAGGAAGCTAAAGCAGAACAGTCAGGCATTTCGATTACTTCCGATGATCGATACGCGGTGTACGAAATTCATGTAGATATGGTTATAGATGGGGCAGAAGTAAACGAATTTGAAGACGAAGAAGTACTACAAATAGCCAAACCGTACGTGATTACTATAGAAAAAGGCACAGGGACAGTGCTGGCAGTGCGTAGAAACTGGAATCCTGACGATCCGTTGCAGCTAAAGCGTCAACATTTTGTCCATTATGTCTACGTTCCGGGGTTTGGCTTCTATGGTCTTGGTTTAATACACATTATTGGGGGCTATGCACGCGCTGGTACGTCCCTTATCCGCCAATTAGTTGACGCAGGCACGCTTTCTAACCTACCGGGTGGCCTAAAATCACGCGGAATGCGGGTAACTACGGGCGATACACCTATAGGACCGGGTGAATTCCGTGATGTTGACGTACCTAGTGGGTCAATACGCGAGAATATCCTACCATTACCCTATAAAGAGCCTAGTCAGACACTATTGGCTCTATTGGACAAGATCACTGAGGAAGGCCGTAGATTAGGCGCTATATCAGACATGAACATTTCCGATATGAGTGCAAATGCACCTGTCGGTACCACATTAGCTCTACTTGAGCGTACTTTAAAGCCAATGGCAGCGGTGCAATCCCGTGTTCACTACGCCATGAAGCAGGAATTTAAGTTGCTTCGGGCCATTATGTCTGAGTACGCCCCTGTAGAGTACACGTACATGCCTGACCGTGGTGAGCAACGTGCTCGTCAAGATGACTATGCCACGGTGGAAGTGATTCCCGTCAGTGATCCTAATAGCAGTACGATGGCACAACGCGTTGTGCAGTATCAGACTGTTATGCAGATGGCGCAGGCTGCCCCAGACATATATGACCTACCTGAACTTCATCGTCAGATGATCGAGGTCATAGGAATTAAGAATGCGGATATATTAGTCCCAACTGAAGAAGATTCCGTACCAATAGACCCAGTAAGTGAGAATATGAACGCTTTAACGGGGGTGCCTTTATCTGCTTTTATTACACAAGACCACCAAGCACATATCACTACTCACGAAGCGTTTCTGAAAGACCCGCAGATGGCGGCCTTTATAGGACAAAACCCTATGGCTAACCAGATTGTGGGGTCACTACAGGCCCACTTAGCGGAGCACATGTCCTTCCTATACCGTCAGCAAATAGAGACAAGCCTAGGAGCAGCGTTACCACCGCCGAGTGAAGAGTTTGATCCGGTGTTAGCAAACTCTATTGCATCACTGCAAGCCAAAGCAGCTATACAACTTAGCCAAGACAAGCAGGCACAAGCGGCTCAACAACAAGCGCAGCAAATTGCTCAAGACCCATTAGTGCAAATGCAGCAAGCTGAATTAGAGCTTAAAGTAGATGATCAAGAGCGTAAGGCTACGAAAGATGCCGCAGACTTGGCGTTAGATCAAAAACGACTTGAGCTAGATCAACAGAAAGCCCAAACCACAGCGGTTCTGGAGGCCCAACGTATAGCTTCTCAGAACGAGCAAGCGCAGGCGAAAAACGACTTGGCAGAAGCCAAAGCAATTATAGATGCGACTAAGGCTGTAGGAGAAGAACGGAAAACACAAGCCGAAGCCCAGCGAGATAGGGACGAGGCGTTCCGCGATAACCGAGAGGATAGATAATATGGAAGGTGCTAAACATTACAAAAGAAACGGAACTTTGTTTACAGGTAATTCACACAAGATGTCGGACGGCACTTTGCACAGTGGGAAAGCTCATACTAAAGGCAGTGTGAGGTTATTTCATTTAAAAGACTTGTCTGCTACGGCACAAAAGAAAGCTAAATAAGAGGTAGCAAGTAATGGCTAAAACCGTCTTTGACGTGCTGAACGACAAACTTACGGCCCATAAAGGAGCTAGCGAAGAATTTTTAAATTCAGGTGGAGCTAAAGACTTTGCCGGATACAAGGAAGTGTGTGGTGTTATTCGAGGTCTGGACACTGCGCTACGAGAAGTAAATGACCTTTCGCGTAACTATATGGAAGACAACGATGACTGAAATGACAGCTTTAGAGATGAAGCGCCAAGAGAAGATAGAAACGGAGGAGCTAACACGGGAAGTATCCCAAGAGGAAATGGAAGCGCTTATTCCTAAACCTGTTGGATATAGAGTGTTGATAGCCCTTCCGAACATAGAAGAGACGTTTTCAGGCGGTATTGTGAAAGCAGCTAAAACTCTCCATGAGGAGTACATCTTATCTACGATAGGGGTTGTGCTAGATATGGGGGAGCAAGCGTACTCGGATAAGGAACGATTCCCTACTGGTCCTTGGTGTAAAACCGGAGACTTTGTAATGTTTCGAGCCAATACGGGTACACGTTTTAAAGTGGGTGCTCAGGAGTATCGTCTGATGAATGACGATTCAATTGAAGCGGTTGTTAATGATCCGAGTGCAATTACTCGCGCAAACTGAGGGATAAATTATGCCAATGGAACAAGTGGAATATAAATTTCCAGACCCTGATAAAGTAGAAGAGGGCGGTACGGAAATAGAAGTGGAGGGTAACGAAACGGAGTTTGTCCTAGAAGTGGAAGGGGCTGTTGGCCGCGAACAAGTGGGCGAAAAAGCACCTAAAGGGGAAGTTGAAATTGAGGTAGTGGATGACACACCCAAAGCCGACAGGAACCGTAAGGCTTCAGACCCGCCAGAAGAAATTACTAATGACGAGTTAGAGAACTACTCAGACAAAGTAAAGAAGCGGATACAGCACTTTAGCAAGGGGTACCATGACGAGCGTAGGGCTAAGGAAACAGCTGAACGAGAGCGGGAAGAACTTGAACGCTATACTAAACAGTTAGTTGACGAAAATAAAACGCTTAAAGGCTCAGTAGATAAAAGTCATAATACTCTTGTAGAGTCGGCAAAACAGCAAGTTAAAACTGAACTTGCTATGGCTAAGAAACAATATACGCAAGCTTATGAGGGAGGCCAGTCAGAAGAAATGGTCGAGGCACAAGCGGCGTTAAATTCAGCGCAGATAAGGGCTGATAAAGTAGAGAACCTTAAGCTACGCGAGGAAACTACTTTACAAACCCCTAGTAATGCGGAAGAATCACGTAAAACCGCCCCCGCCGTCCAACGCGACCCCAAAGCTATTGCTTGGGCAGATAACAATTCTTGGTTCGGTGCTGATGACGAAATGACGGCTTTTGCGCTAGGACTACATACAAAATTAACAAAAGGAGGGGCTGACCCTCGATCAGAAGAATACTACGAGAAGATTGATTCTCGCATGCGTCAGGTATTTCCAGAGCAGTTCGATGAAGACATCGAGGATGAACCGGCAGAAAGAAAGAAAAAATCGAGCAATGTGGTTGCACCCGCTACGCGGAGCACGTCACCCCGAAAGGTGACATTATCGCAAACACAAGTAGCTCTTGCGAAACGACTAGGCG